GCTACCAATATATTCTTCTTCTGTAATAGCTGAACTATGGCCATTTTAGCGGCTTCAGCTTCACGGCGTACGGTAGCCCAGTTCTTGTCTGCTTCCACTTCCTGGTCGGAAGTCTGTTCGGTAGCTCCGTCGTAACTGTAGATAGCACCGATAGCCTCCATCTTCTTCGGAAGTACGATGTAGTAGTGGCGGAAGTTTACTTCGTTCTGCTGGTAGTCCGGGTTGGTCTGTGCGTCGCGGTAATACATCTTGGTGCTTCCCTGTGCACGGAACACACGCTTGGTGTAGAAACAGAAGGATGCCTGATGGTCGGTTCCCGAAGGCGAGTTCTTGAACGGAACTTTTGTGCCTTCCTTGGTGAAGTACGGACAGTTCTCGAATTCGTACACCTCGAAGCCGTACATGTTAGCAATCTTTCCGGAGGTGTAGTTGTAATACTGATCGCGGAACTTCTGGTCGTCTTCCAGCAGGTCGTTCACATGATCTGAGCAAAGTACTAGTCGGCGGCCTGCAGTGGGAACCTGCAAGGCATCCAGCTTGCGTTTCAGCGCGATAATATCCTTTCGGGTACATTTCTTTCGTCCGTTGTCATCTTCACCGGAAGTAGGCACTACCGGAGTCTTGGCCGTATTGCTGTTCGGAGCCAGTGCATGGGCCGCTTTCTTGAATTTGGCGATGGTAATGGCGTCGCCGTGACGTTCGATCACACTGCCCATCTTGTCGTAGGAGATGGCAAAGAGCTGGTCGTCCGATACGGCAGTTTTCTTGGTCTGGAACTTGTCAAGGCCCAGTGCGATATCACCGTCCTCCAGTTCCTGTGCGGCAATGGGATACGTCGTGTTGTTAATCAATACGTCCGGATCTCCGCCCACATCTACCAGGTGAACCACTTCGTTATTTACCGCAGCCGAATAATCCGATACTCCGTCCAGCCAGGAAGCGGTCATTCCTCCGCGGAGCTGCTTCACCAGCTCGCCCGTCCACACTTCGGTATAGACACCTTCCAGGGCGGCACCTTTCGGAAGGAACTTGCCCAGTGCCATCGGAAGCACCACGCCCACAATCAGTCCCCAGAATCCTGCGCCCGGTACTCCAAGCAGAAAGAGGATAACGATACTCATCAGCACATTCACCAGTGTGCCGGTTACGAATTTTACGATTTCTTTTCTCATGTTCGTGTTTTAATTTGTGTTCAACAATCAGTTAAGTTCCGGACAGTCCACACCGTATTCTGCCTTGTACAGTTTGCGGTACTGCTGCGGATCGTTCTTTCGCATCAGTTTCAGTTCCTCTGCCGGAACTTCGCTCAGTTTCTTCCAGTCGCCTGCCGCCTGCGAGGTAGTGCGGTTCAGCATCATCGACGGCTTGACCGTGCCGTGCATGGCCTCAAAGGTCAGTTTCAGGCTTTCCTGGCCTACCTTCTTTCCCAGCTCGATAAAGTGCGCTTTCTTCCCTGCTTCAATCTTTCCGGAAGTTACGGCCTCATCCACCAGCTGGGTAATACCAGCCAGACGCAAGGTGTCCAGTTCCTTTTCCAGCTTCTCCTTATCGGTACGCAGCGTCGCGTTGGCTGTCTGGTAGCCGAGCAACACATTAATCTGTTTCTGCACTTCCGGCAGTGTGGCGGTGTCCGCCAGCCCCAGCATCAGGGCGATGGTTTTCAGTTGTTCGTTCATTGTCTGTAATGTTTGGTTTTCACTAAAGCTTTTCTTCAATAGCGGCAGGTCGCATCCTCCTCCCGCATCCAGCCTGATTTCCCGTCCCTCGTAAGAGAGCCGGATGTTGTCGTCGTTTCCGCCGATGTCCACCATGCTGTATTCCATCAGCTTGCAGCGGGTTACGGTAGGACGGGTCTGTCCGGGTTTCAGCAAGGCAGTGTCTTCGCTTGTTTCCAGTATCTCGAAGTTGGGCGAACCCATACGTAGCGTGCCCTTTTCCCATTGCTGCTTTGCCAGACGCGATTCTTCGCGTACCTCATCAAACCAGGGTTCGCCGGTCACTTCTCCATCCGCTACGCGTATATCCTTGATCATTCCTATTACCACGCCCCGCTGGTGCATCCAGAGCAGTACGGGATTCCGGTTAAACTGCGTCAGGTCGATGCCTTCGGTACGGATCCAAGTGCCGTAGCAGTTCAGCGTCTCGTTCGATATTCTGATTCGTTTTACCATTTTTCGTTCGTTTGACGCAAACTTACTCCGCCTTTCCCGTCCGGACAAAAAAGTGTGTAACGGTTACAAGGAAGTGTGTAAATGATGCACTGTTCTCTGTAACGGTTGCATCCCTTTTTCCTAAAAGCACGAAAATGGATGAACTTTGCCTTAAACGAATATTAAATACAAGGTAAAACATGGCTAAAAACGACACAAAACAGGAGCTGGCACGGGTGCTCTACATGAGCGGACTTTCGCAGGAAGAGATTCTTCAGAAAGTGGAAGTGAGCCGTCAGACGCTCAGCCGCTGGATAAACACCCTGGGATGGAAAGAGATGAAGGCGGCACGCAGCATCACCCGTCCGGAACTGGTGAATAAATTGCTGTCTTCCATTAATACCCTGCTCGACAAGGCGAACGAGCCGGGAAACGAGGATATGCTGGCCAGCCTGGGCGACAAGCTAATCAAGACAGCCACCGCCATCGAAAAGCTCGAGAAGAAGGCCAGTGTGGTAGACCGTATCGACACAATGATTGACTTTGAGAACTGGCTGGCTTCACACCGGGATGAATATCCTCAGCTTACCAACGAACTGTTCCAGCTCGTGAACCAGCTGCACAACGATTACCTGAATGAACTCTTCGCCCAGAAAGGAGGCTAAGCATGACGGAACAGGAAAAGAAAGAAGCCCTGAAACGATGGCAGGAACACTGCAAGCGAGTGGAACGGATGACCTCGCAGGAACGGGTGGAAACCGAAGCGGAACGCAAGCGGAATATCGCCCGTGCCCTGAAAGACTACGACTGTTTCTGCCAGCGCTACCTGTCGCATTATTGCCAGTGTCCGAATGCGAAATTCCATAACGAGGCGGCACGCTACATCGCCTCCCATCCGGAACTGCGCCTGGTCTGCAAGTGGCCACGCGGTCATGCCAAGTCAGTACACCTGGACATCGGCATCCCGCTTTGGCTGAAGTTCCGTAGCGAGCTGCACGTTATGGTGCTGGTCGGCAAGAGTGAAGACAGCGCCGATGGTCTGCTGGGAGATTTGCAGGCAGAGCTGCAATACAATCAATACATCATCCGGGACTTTGGCGAACAGTACAACAGCGGAATGTGGCAGGAAGGCGAATTTGTTACACGTGATCAGTGTGCCTTTTTCTCACGTGGCCGTGGACAATCTCCCCGTGGCTTGCGTTTCCGTGAAATGCGTCCGGACTACATCGTGGTGGATGACTTGGACGATGATGAAATGTGCCGCAGTGAAGCCCGTGTACGTGAGATGACAAACTGGATAAAGGAAGCTCTGTTCGGTTGCTTCGGCGGCAAGGACGGGCGTTTCATCATGGTGGGTAACCTGATTTCCAAAAACTCCGTATTGCAGAAAATCATCGACACGCCGACCGTAAAGACCATTGAGGTGAACGCTATCGATCGCAACGGGAATCCTGCCTGGCCGGAGTTCTACACCATCGAGAAACTGCGCGACCGCGAACAGTTCATGGGCTACCGCTCGTTTCAGAAGGAATACATGAATAATCCCATCACCGAGGGAGCCGTGTTTCAGGAACGGTGGATACGCTGGCGGCCGATGCTGAAACTGAAATACTACGAGCAGATAGTGCTCTACATCGACCCTTCGTGGAAATCCTCCGGAAAGAACGACTACAAGGCTGCTGCCATGATAGGTCGTCCCAAGCGTGGATTGAAAACCGCCTCCCACCGGGAACTGCATCTGCTGCGTGCCTTCTGCCGCCAGTGCAGCGTGGGCGAAATGGTGCGTTGGCTCTACGATGTCTACGAGTCACTGCCCGAAGATGCGGCGGTCAGCATCTACATGGAAGCCAACTTCATGCAGGACACCATCCTCGACGAGTTCCAGCGCGAAGGTGACGCACGGGGCTACCAGCTTCCCATCATGCCCGACAAGCGGAAGAAACCCGACAAGTTCGCCCGTGTGGAGGCTATTAGCCCACTATGGGAACGTGGCTACTTCTTTTATAACGAGAAGCTGAAAGAAGACCCCGACATGCGGGCCGGAATCGACCAAACACTGGCTTTCGAACAGGGAAGCCGTGCACACGATGACTTCCCCGATGCCAGTGAGGGAGCAATTTATAAATTACAGAAACAAACCCGTGAGGCTTCGTTCACACCCCGACTGGGCGTAAGGCGGCCTCCTAAAAACTCATGGTAATTATGTTTATCACCGAACAAGACTACATACAAGTCAGCGCCGACGCGCTGAGAATCATCCAGCAGGCCACGGACGACAACCGCCTGCGGGCCGAACGCCGTGCCATGGACCGGATAGCAAGCTATCTGGACGGACGCTATGACATGCAGGCGGCTTTCACCGCCGAAGGCGAAGTAAGGAACCTCGACCTCGTGGGACTGGTGGCTGACCTGGCACTCTATTTCATGGTGCTCAGCCTGCCGCAAAAAATGGGGTATGAAATCCGGAAGGAACAGTTTGAAAACGCCATCGCCTATCTGGAGAAGGTACAGGCTGGAAAGGCGGTCATGAACCTGCCCGAACTGCAACCCACGGGTGAGGACGGAGAACAGACCGGCGCCGGCATACGCTACGGCTCCGACAAACGTAACAATTATATCTGGTAACTACTATGGCAAAGAAACCGAAAATAGAATATCTCAACCGGATGAATGCCGCCGAAAGACGGCGCATCAAGGAAATGAGCGTCAAGCTACAGCTGCTCACTGAAGCATTGACACGGCGTGACCTGGCCGACTGGCGGCGTGCATGGCAGATGGCTATCAACGTAGACAACCCAAACCGTACCCGTCTGCTGAATCTTTATACCGATGTGGATGCCGACCTGCACCTGACCGGATGCGTGCAACAGCGCATGGGATTCGTACTGAACAAGAGTTTCAAGCTCTGCGACGCGAAGGGTGTGGAGAATCCGGAACTGACGGAACTGCTGGAAGCTCCCTGGTTTAAGGGATTCATGCGAATGGCACTGGAAAGCAATTACTACGGTCATTCACTTATTGAACTGGGCGACGTGGTGGAAGTGGACGGACGGATGGCCTACAACCGGGTAAGCCTGATTCCCCGTACCCACGTCATTCCCGAATACGGTGTCATCATCACCCACGAAAACGACACCTGGCAGGTGGGCTACGACTACCGGAACAGCGAGATGAAAGACTGGTGCATCGAAGCCGGAGGCACACATAATCTGGGTCTGTATCTGAAATGCGCCCAGCAGACCATCCCGAAAAAGAACATGTGTTCGTTCTGGGATATGTTCGGAGAAATATTCGGTATGCCGCTGCGAGTGGCTACTACCACCAGCCGCGACCCGAAGGAATACGACCGTATCGAACGGATGCTGCGTGACATGGGAGCAGCCGCTTACGGCTTGTTTCCCGCAGGAAATACCGTCCACCTGAACGAAAACACCCCTGGCGATGCGGTCAATGTGGACGGCAAACGTATCGA